CCAAGGCGTTTGCCAGGGAACCACGGACGATTATCCGGGTGGAGTGGTAATTATGCCGTAATCATTGAACCCGGCTACTCACGCCGGATGGGAACCATACCCCGCCCTGGAAACCGGTTAAAAGAAAGTTCATCAAAATGTAACATTTTGACATAAAATACAATAGGGAGGAGTTAGAATGACAAACAGATATTATCCAACAAAGATCTTTTATGATTGCCCGGAATATGTAGCAGCCAGGGACAAACTTATCCCCGAGGCCGAAGACTACTCCAACCGGACGGCGGGGTTGCGCCCTTCACCAGCAGGAGGAGCGCAAAGTTACGGGGGCAAAACCGAGATCCAGAAATGGGGGGATCTTTGGAGCTATGTTTTCCATACGAGAATGAACGAGTTGGCAATAAGGGAGGGGTTATGTTCAGACCTTTTTTAGATTTCAAGGAGGATGGCCGGGACTACCGTAAAACCGGCTACTTACCCCTAATCGAGGATGCCACGGCCCTGCTGCGGGCCATAAACGAGTGGCTGGCGGAACTGGCACGGAAAGAAGCAGTTAGACTATCAGAAAAGGAGGGGGAATGAAACGCTTATTGGCTGGAATAGCATTAACCGCACTGCTGGCCCTGGCCGGCTGCGGGGGAAGTGGGGGGAGTAGTTCAGGGGGAAGCACCCAAGCACTCTTGAATATTTGCCAAGGATGTTCAAATAATAACCAATGCGAGACCGGGAGGTGCGTTCAGTTCACCTCGGGGATCTGGCGTTGCGTCCCCCTGACGGCGGGGAAGGGGTACGCCTGCCCGGGGGGGATGTATAAGAGCATGGGCGATACCTGCGAATGAGGGGTTATGAGATCAATACCGTTCGAGACCAAAGAAGAGGTTGACGATTATTTTTCAGGAGATGAGATAGAGTGTTTATTGTGTGGCAGACGACTGAGAATGATCGGTGGTAGTCACTTATCAAGAATGCACCAGCTTTCCGTACAGGAGTATAAATATAAGTTTGGGCTGCCAAACGGAAAAGGGTTGGTATGTGATAAAACAAGGGAAAATTTTAGAAATGGATTGATAAAAAGAATTGAATCGGGAGATGATACCTTAACCCCCTTCACCCCGGAGCTTGCCTGGAAAGCCCAACACGCTCCAAAAAGACAAGCGCCGCCCTATGCCAAAAAAGCTGTTCAAAAAAGGGGGTTGGCTGGTTTAAAAAAGAGGGCGGAGATTAGAGCAAAATCTGTTGATTGGAATAAGTTTCTCAATGAGGTACGGGCCAGCGGGGTAGGCCATTGGGGGATGAGAGGGCGTCCCGGAATACCGTCAGGCTACGACCTAACAAAAAAACTAAAAAGAGATGCAAAATTCCAAAAGGAGTATTTTGACTTATTGGACGGGATGAAATTATCCAGTGTTTTGTCAGGCGCGATTAAATCTCTACGCGACAAAGGAATGGGTTTTATGAAAATTGCTGGTGAACTGGGAATTTCAAAAACTCATTGCCGCAGAATCGCTACCGGCAACCGATAGCTGCGAATAACCTTGACAACGGGAAGGAAGTGTGAAATGGTATGGATGCGTAGTGTGAATGATGGAAAATCAAATTAACCAATACCGAGCCCGCCCTCTTCAGGGGATTGACTGTCCGTCATTCCACTACGCACCTGATTTGGGCGGGTTTTTTTATTTTGGGGTGCGAATATGCCAAGAAATAGGATGATCCGGCCAGAGTTTTGGAGTGATGAAAAGGTAGGTACCCTGTCTTTTCTTCAGCGGCTGCTTTTTATAGGAATGTGGAATTTCGCCGACGATGAAGGAATTATTAAGGGGAGCCCCTTGTTTTTAAAGGCTATGATTTTCCCTTATGACAACCTGGAGGAGAAAGAGATACCCGAAGCAATCAAATCATTGTTGGATGAAGGGTGCATTTTTTGTTATCGCCAAAACGGGGAGCAGTTTATCTGGATCATAAAATTCAGGGTTCACCAAAGAATTGACAAACCTCAAAAATCAAATAATCCGGGTCCAAGTATTCAAAATTCTGATTATCATCATGCTATCTTTAAGAGAGACAACCACGTTTGTCATTTATGTGGCAAAATAACCGAAATCGGCAATGATTCCAATAGCAAAAACTTCCCTTCAGTAGACCATTTAACCCCGCGGTCAAAGGGTGGCGATCATTATCCATCTAACCTAAAAACCGCCTGTTCTTCTTGCAATAAGTCCAGAAGGAATAAAGATATTGGCGCATTCAAGGAACATTCAAAGAATGGTCTTGGAATGGTAGGAGACGAAGATAAAAGAAAAGAAGTAAAAGAGAAAGTAAGTAAAAGAGAAAGAGAAAGAGAAAGTACAACACCGCAAGCGGTGGGACCGTCCGTTTCTGATTTTGAAAAATTTTGGTCTGAATACCCAAAAAAGGTCGGCAAGCTCGACGCTCAAAAAGCCTGGAAAAAAAACAGTAGTCCGGGAATTGACAAGATCCTGGAGGCTATATCCCAGCAGCGGGCCTCGCCGCAATGGACCAAAGACGGCGGTAAGTTTATCCCTAATCCGGCAACGTGGATAAACGGTGGAAGATGGGACGATCAACCCCAAAAAATAATCGACGAGGTGGAAGCATGGGAACAAAGGCAGAACTCGCGGGAATAGTTTCAGACGTTGTTTCTTATTTTCAAATTAGCCCGCCGACTGATAAAGCATTGGATTTGTGGATTAAAAAACTCGACGGGCTTAACCTCGGGGCCGCAAGAAACAGGATCGTGGACATCATAACTAACGGGGAGGGAAAACCAAGAAATTTTCCCGTAGCTGTTAAGGCCGCTTATTCCACATGGCTAAGGGACCAACCCAGGGAACGCCAGCGTGCCGAAGGATGCGGTAATTGTTTAGAGGGCCTGATCTATGCCAAAAAGGAGGGGAATTCTTTCGTTTTCCGATGCGGGCATTGTAATTCCCCGGACGTGCACTACCCCAAGTTTACCAGGTATCAACTGGAGCAGGGTGGCTATATCCTGGATTGGACCCATGACTACAAGGGGCCGGTTGACTTTAATCTCAAAAACGAAATTAAAAAAATATTGGGTTTGTCGCTTTTGGATAGGCAAAGGGGTCAATCCGAACCTGAGCTTATTCCATTTAATGGGCAATTTTAGCATATTAGACAGGAGGTTAAGTAAATGATAAACGAGAGCGCAGTAATCTGACTCTGTTGTTCTTATTGGCAGGACTCCTGACGTTGCCGAGAATGCGGCCTATGCCGAGGTTTGTTTTCATCGGCGAACCGGGGTAATGAATAAGGGAGTACGGTTGATTAAAGATAGAGGTATTTTAAGGCAACTGGAATTATAACCAATGAAAACTGTAATTTTAAACAAAAATGAGGTGTATATTGCCTCTATTGTCGGGATAAGGCGTAACATAACCAGCCGGGATTCCAAGGATTGCAATAAGGTGCAAAATAAGGATTTCGGGTGGCACATCGACATCGAGGCCGCAGGGGCAGAGTTGGCTTTCGCCAAGTACATGGGTCTTTATTGGGATTTTAGTGTAAATACTTTTAAAAAGCAGGATGTCGGTGGCTACCAAGTCCGGCACACCCAGGTAAAGGATGGTAAATTAATAATCCGTCCAAAGGATAATCCCGAAGAAAAATATGTACTTATTGTGGGAACGGGACCGGAATATCTGATTGCCGGCTGGATATGGGGGTATGAGGCAAAACAAGACCAGCATATTTTTAAGGGGTTTAACGGTATGCCGGATTGTTGGATGGTTCACCAGGAGTCTTTAGATCAATTTGATGACCAAAATACAATTTTAGAGGAGGAAATCATGGCGTTTGAACAAGACAAAGTCATCTGGATCACCGACAAAGCCGGGGTTGTCCCGGAAGAGTATAACGGCAAATGGTCCCTGAAGGCAGTACAGAAATACACCAGCCAGGGCGCCGAGAAGGTCAGCTACGACTGGGTACATAAGGAAAAATGGAACCCTGAGACCCGTCAGCGCGAGATGCCGGCCAAGGCCAACGCCGCTATGGGGGTGTATTTAGGGTCCAAGGATCAGGCCATTAAGGCCCTGGAATCCATGCTTCTCAGTCTGGGGAAGGCTGCGCCGGCATTGGAAGGTGATGATGTTCCGTTTTGAAAAAGGTCTTCAATACAAATTTGTCCACTTGGACCGAAATTAAAAAAAGGAGGTTAAACCATGAAACCAGAGTCCATCAAAAATATCCGAGAGAAGGCGGGGTACAAGCCATGGTATGCGGACATAATGCTACAAATCGAAAAAATCGAAAAGGCAAGGGGAGTGCCCCAGGTGCCAGACCACTTATCCGGGGAAAGCATGAAAAAATTATTGACTGCACCCGAGGCCGCTTCGTTTATGAGGTCGTCCATCCACACAATTCGAGCCTGGACAAATCAGCGAAGAATTCCGGTCGTGAAGGCCGGACGAAAATGCCTCTACCGTCAAGAGGATTTGGAAAAATTCTTAGAAAAGGGCTATAGGCCGGCGAAGGATTAAGCCTATGTACCCTATCGCGAGGATGGTAGATTTTTATTGACAGGTTTAAAAAAATGTGTGTTATAATCCGATCATGGACGAAAAACCTAAAAAAAAGCCTGGCCGTAAGAAGTTAGAGGTGAGTATTTATTACGAAGTAAGTTATTACTAATACTAAATAACTTGGATTAAAAAATGGGTAGACCAAAAGGATCATCGACAAGAAAGCATTTAACTGTCGGAGAATTATGTAAAAAACTAAAATTTGACCCGGTTAATGAGTTGATAACCCTTAAAGACCAGTTATTTACACGAATTGATAAGGATGGTAATCAGGTTGAAATAGGATGCAGTCCAGAACTTAAGGCAAAAATCATGGTTGACCTTCTTCCTTACATCCATCCCAAGCTCTCTACCGTCGAGGTAAAGGGAGAAATCGACATCACAAAACCCCTGGTGATCCTGAATGGCCTCATCCAAACGTAGGCCTGAACTCCACTTCGATACCGAAATAGCCAAGTTTACCCCTCGGCAAATGCAGGCCGTTCAGGCCGTTGATTCCAAAAAATCGAAATTCATTTTATTTGGTGGCGCCCTCGGTGGAGGTAAAAGCTATGGCCTCCGCTGGCTGGCTGCGCGTCTCTTGATGGAGTTCCACGCCAGATATGGCCTAAAATACGTCCAGGTTATGCTCGCCTGCGAGGATTTCCCAAGCCTCAAGGATCGCCAGATTTCCAAAATAGCCCGGGAGTTCCCGGAATGGATGGGGGTTTCCTTCCTGGATCATAAGGATTACGGCCGCTGTTTTATTCTGTCTCCGGAGTACGGGTCCGGGGTGATCTGCTTCCGGAACCTTGACGACGCATCAAAATATGCCAGCGCAGAATTCGCCGCAATCCTGGTTGACGAACTGACCAAGAACAGCCTGGATACCTTCAACTTTCTTCGGACCAGGCTCCGCTGGCCAGGAATACCGGACCAGGAGTGCATTTTTGTAGCCGGAACGAACCCTGGGGGAATTGGCCACGGCTGGGTCAAGTCCCTGTGGATGGACCGGACATTCCCGGATGAATTTATCCATCCCATAGATTACAGCCCTCAATTCACTTATATCCCCTCCAAGGCCGATGACAACCCCTACCTGGATGCTTCCTACTGGGCAATCCTCAGCACGTTGCCTGAGACCTTGCGGAAGGCTTTTAGGGATGGTGATTGGGATACCTACGTCGGCCAGGCGTTCCCGGAGTTTGGGAAGAACCATATTATCAAGCCAACGACTGTCCCGGACGGAGCCCGGATTTACATGACTTTTGATTGGGGTTATGGCGCCCCGTTCTCCCTGCTCTGGTGGTGGGTGGATGGTGACGGACGGGTTTATCTTTTCAACGAGTGGTACGGGTGGAACGGATCACCCAACCAGGGGCTTCGGCTGACCGATCCGGAGATAGCCAAGGGTATTCTGGATCGTGAAGACAGCCTGAAGATCGTTCACAAAGACGTGATTAGGCTGGCCGGTCCGGATTGTTTCAATAAAAAACCTGATTATAAAGGCGGCGGGCAAGGTCCCAGCACTTCGGAGGTCTTTTCCTCTCTTGGGATTCACATGAGTCCTGGCGACCCGAGCCGGGAACTGAAAATCCGGCAATTCCGGGAGAGATTGCGGGTTCTTCCAGACGCTGCACCGATGATGCTGGTTTATGATTCCTGCCCACAGTTCATTAGGACTATGCCCTTGATTCAGGTAGCCAAGAACAATCCGGAATACTTGGAAGAGGATGGGGAGCTGCATTGTTTCGACTCTGCTTGCCATATCGCCATGGCCCGCCCCCTGGCTCTGTCCCAACCTAAGCCGATCAAAACCGCCGCCGAGA